TCAGGTCATACTGCGCGACGGTGTTTAGCATTCTAACCAGACGCGGGTCGCGGATTTCTGGGGGGAGCACCGATGTTTTCGCCTCGGTCACTGGGCCAGACTCGATGTGCGTATCGGTTGAGACGCCGCCGGTTTGGGCATCCTTACCTTTGGCAGTTTGCGCTTTCGGCGCTTTGTTCGGCGCTACCGTTTTGGTCTCGAATGGCGCTAGCAGTGAGATCAATTGGTTGCGAAGGTTCGCCATACCAGAGGATACTATATTGTTAGCCCTACCCTGCGCCGCCGTGAATTTCTTAACCTTCGCGGCCTGCGCTTTGGTGACGGGTTTCTTGTTGCCAGCACACAGTTTTAGCTTGTGTGCCTTTACCGTGTCGCGATCCATGCCCTTGATCTCGGCCAAGGTAAACCCGTCAAACGTGCGGCCAAAGCCTTTACTACGCGAAGCGATAAACCCAGTCCGAAGCTGCGCGTACACTTCAGGATCGCCCTTCGTTTCGTAGGTGTCCGCTATTGTGATCGTTGGTTTCCCAGCTTTCACGAAGCGCGACCCGTCCGCGCTGCGCTTTAGTCCGACCATCCGCGCCGCAATCACGCGGGCATTTTCTGAAGCGCTGAAGTAGTTAGTGGCTGTCTCAATTAGATTTGGCATAATGCCTTTCTCCGTTTTGTTAAGTTAACGCCGGTGGATCACCCCGCCGACGCCCCAAATTATAACACCATGACGTGTTAGACGCAAGTAACCCGTGGCATATGGCGGTAGATAGTGGTTTTTTGTGTATAACCCATACACAAAACCGGCAAATCTGACCCCACCGCCCCCCGACCCCCCGCGCACGTCTTGTGACTCCCGTGCATGCCTAGTATTACTAATCTGCGCGAATAATCTGTATCCCCAGCAATTTGCCCCCTTTTCTTGAGGCCGTTCCCTACTAATCTCCACACAGGAAACCCCCCACCCCAAAAATAAAAGTCCCCCCGAAAAAAATTTTTGTACCACAAACCCACGTTTCTAAAGGGCTGTGCGGTTATTCGGGTTATTCAGACCCCCCGGCACACCCGGCACGTAAATACTTGTAGAAAATTTGGTTACACAGAAGTAGTTACGTGGGGGTGTCCACAAAATCACATACATAGCGTTTTGGACTTTTTGGACTTTTAGTCTGTTTGTCTCCTGTGGTTTTTGGTGTATATTCGCGCCAACGACTTATAGTCTGCGTACAATCTATGACCCTATTTATAGAACCTGAAATCGGTGTACCTCTTGCGGACGACGTACCTAACGTCGATCTGAAGGAACGTGCGGAAGCGGCGTGCAATACGGCGCTGAAACTATCCGAACACGGTTTAGACTTGGAACCCACTGGAGAAGATGAAGACACTGCTGCGAGGTTGGCTTTGGCGTACGCTGATGATCCTGAAAAAACTTCTAAAAAGGTTACTACGAAGAAGGCGGCGAAACTTACGCCTGCATCTATTGTACTTACGAACAATATCCTCCAAGAGTTCGGACACTCTGTTGCAGAAAGCGCAACCCAGATCCGATACCTAGTTACTAACAAGCTGCTGCTGGAGTCGGAGAACGACGATCCACGTATACGGATTCGAGCTTTGGAACTTCTGGGTAAGATATCAGACGTAGGACTCTTCGCGGAGAAGACAGAAGTCACTGTAACGCACCAGTCTACAGATGATTTACGTAACAAGTTACGTGGTAAGTTAGAGAAGCTGGTTGAGCCAGTAGTGTCAGCAGACATAGAGGACGCCAACTACGAAGACATCGTGCTGAATGGTGAGGTGCTGAATCTGGATGAAGAGCTTGGCCTAGCGGTAGATGAGGTGGCTGAAGACGAGAGCGAAGCGGGCGAAGAGAGGAGCGAAGAAACCTACGATGATTGAGGCCGTTCCCGATTTTACCGAGGAAGAAGTCCAGAACATGCTGGACAACCTTGATGCGTTCTCTGACGAGGAGGTCATTGAGATCAATCGCATCGTGGACGAGCTTGCAGCGCGTAAAGTAAACGAAGCAGCGTACGACGACCTCATAGAATTCTGTCAGATGATGATGCCTGACTTCATTGTGGGCAAACACCACCGGATTTTGGCGAATATGCTGATGGCGATTGAGTCAGGAGACAAGGATCGCATCTGTGTGAACATCCCGCCACGTCATGGCAAGTCCCAGCTTGTCTCTATCTTCTTCCCAGCGTGGTTTTTAGGGCGAAATCCGAACAAAAAGGTGATGATGGTGTCGCACACCACTGATCTGGCTGTGGATTTTGGTCGTAAGGTGCGAAACTTGATCTCCACAGACGCCTACCAGTCTGTTTTCTCCACGGTACAGCTTGCTAGTGACTCTAAATCGGCTGGTAGGTGGAATACAAATGTAGGTGGTGAGTATTATGCGTGCGGTATTGGCTCCGCACTGGCTGGTCGTGGCGCAGATCTGCTATTGGTGGACGACCCACACTCGGAACAGGACGTAATTAACGGCAATTTTGCTGTTTTTGAGAAGGCATACGAGTGGTTTACCTTCGGTGCACGGACTCGTCTGATGCCGGGCGGCCGTGTTGCAATAATTCAGACCCGATGGCACATGGATGACCTGACGGGACGTGTGACACGCGACATGTCGCAGAATGAGCGGGCAGATGAGTACGAGATCGTCGAATTTCCTGCGATACTGGAGATTGAGGACGAGGAGACGGAGGAGATTGTCGAGAAACCGCTGTGGCCTGAGTTCTTTGACCTAGAGGCGCTGCTGCGAACTAAGGCGTCGATGCCTACATTCCAGTGGAACGCGCAGTATCAGCAGACACCCACGGCGGAAGAGGCTGCGCTGGTCAAGCGGGAGTGGTGGAACCTGTGGGAGCAGGAACGGCCTCCGAACTGTGAGTACATAATCATGTCACTGGACGCGGCGGCAGAAAAACACAACCGTGCTGACTTTACAGCGCTGACTACGTGGGGTGTGTTCCTGTACGAAGAGACGGGGGCGTATAACATCATCCTGCTCAACAGCATCAAGCAGCGGATGGAGTTCCCAGAGCTGAAAGAGTTGGCGCTGGAGGAGTATAGCGAGTGGGAACCTGATGCGTTCATCGTGGAGAAGAAGTCATCGGGCACGGCGCTGTACCAAGAGATGCGCCGGATGGGCCTGCCAGTATCAGAGTATACGCCTCACAGGGGATCAGGTGATAAGTTAGCACGTCTGAACTCAGTATCTGATATTGTAGCGTCTGGTTTGGTGTGGGTACCTCCCACACGGTGGGCGGAAGAGGTAGTTGAGGAGATTGCCGGATTTCCGTTTATGAGCCATGATGACTTGGTTGACTCCACGGTCATGGCTCTCATGCGTTTCAGGCAGGGTGGTTTTATACGCCTACCGACAGATGAGCCTGAAGAACAAAGATACTTTAAGTCGCGGCGGGGCGGCTTCTACTAGAGATACATTATGGCTATTGAGAAAGGTTTATACGCAGCACCCGAAGGCATTGATGACGAGCTAGAGATGGAAGGTGAGTCCGCTCTGGAGATTGAAATTGTAGACCCAGAGATGGTCACACTGGATGACGGTAGTGTAGAGATCACAATCATCCCCGACGCTAACATCTCAGACATCACATCGTTTGACGCCAACATTGCGGACTTCTTAGACGACGGACAGCTTAACGAGTTAGCTGATGATCTGGTAGGTCTGGTAGATGCTGACATCGACAGCCGTAAAGATTGGGCCGATACGTTTGTTAAGGGTCTGGATGTGTTGGGCTTCAGGTACGAAGAGCGTACCGACCCGTGGGAAGGCGCGTGTGGCGTGTACTCTACAGTCCTCGCTGAAGCTGCTATCCGCTTCCAAGCCGAAACAATGTCTGAGACGTTCCCATCCGCTGGCCCTGTACGGGTCAAGATTATTGGTGTGGAAGATAAGGACAAGGAAGAGGCGGCAAACCGCGTAAAAGCGGATATGAACTACGAACTCACCGAGCGTATGGTGGAGTACAGACCCGAGCATGAGCGGCTCCTGTACAGCCTTGGCTTGGCTGGTAGTGCGTTCAAGAAGGTCTATTTTGACCCGAATCTGGGCCGACAGGTCGCTATCTATATCCCTGCTGAAGACGTGGTTGTGCCTTACGGTGCCTCACACATCGAGACAGCAGAACGTGTTACGCACATCATGCGTAAGACTAAGAACGAACTGAGACGACTACAGGCAGGTGGGTTCTACCGAGATGTAGAGTTAGGTGAGCCACAGCCGTATCACACCGACATTGAGAAGCGTAAGGCTGAAGAAGGTGGGTACTCACTAACAGACGATGATCGCTTCTCTTTATACGAAGTACACGCAGACCTCGTTATTGAGGGTGTGGATGATGAGGATGACCTAGCCAAGCCATACGTGGTGACGCTGGAGCGGGGCACGAACGAGATTCTAGCGATACGTCGAAACTGGAACCCCGATGACAAGCTGCAACTTAAGCGACAGCATTTTGTGCACTACGTGTACGTGCCGGGATTTGGGTTCTATGGGCTTGGTCTTATCCACATTATAGGGGGATACGCTAAGGCTGGAACGTCGCTGATACGGCAACTGGTGGACGCTGGCACGCTGGCTAACCTGCCGGGCGGTCTGAAAGCCCGTGGGTTACGTATTAAGGGAGACGACACTCCGATTGAGCCGGGCGAGTTCAAGGATGTAGACGTGCCGTCAGGTAGCATCCGCGACAACATCATGCCGCTCCCATATAAAGAGCCAAGCCAGACTCTGTTAGCCCTGTTGAACCAGATTACAAACGAAGGTCGTCGTCTGGGTGCTATCAGTGACATGAACATCTCGGACATGTCGGCTAACGCCCCTGTGGGCACTACGCTGGCATTGCTAGAACGTACGCTCAAGCCTATGGCTGCGGTACAGGCCCGTGTTCACTACGCCATGAAGCAGGAATTTAAGCTGCTCAAGGCGATCATGGCGGAACATGCGTCGGACGAATACTCATACGAGCCGATCCGAGGCGAAGTGACCGCTCGCGTGGCAGACTATATGGCAGTTGATGTCATCCCAGTCAGCGACCCGAACAGCTCTACGATGGCTCAGCGTGTTGTGCAGTACCAAGCGGTATTGCAGATGGCCCAGTCAGCACCACAGATCTACGACCTGCCGCAGCTACACAGGCAGATGATCGAGGTGTTGGGCGTTAAGAACGCTGAGAAGTTAGTGCCAACTACAGATGACATTCGCCCGACTGATCCAGTCAGCGAGAACATGAACGCCTTGAACGGTAAGCCCATGAAAGCGTTTATCTATCAAGACCACGAAGCGCACATGGCAGCACACCAGTCGTTCTTAAAAGATCCGATGGTTGCCGCGACTATTGGGCAGAACCCTCAAGCGCAGCGTATTGCTGCTGCGTTGCAGGCGCACATAGCAGAACACCTTGGGTTCAAGTACCGCAAGGATATGGAAGAGAAGTTGGGTGCACCACTACCCAACCCAAACGCCGAGCTACCAGAGAACATGGAGGTCAATCTGGCCCGTCTCATGGCACAAGCTGGGCAGCAACTTATGCAGCAAAATCAGCAGCAACAAGCCCAACAGCAGGCACAGCAGAAGGCTCAAGACCCTGTTGTACAGATGCAGCAGGCAGAACTACAGATCAAGCAGCAAGAAGTGCAGCGTAAGGCGGCTAAGGATCAGGCAGACGCCCAGATCGAACAGGCCAAGCTACAGCTACAGGCGCAAGAGAACATGCAGGACGCGCAGATGGATCAGGCCGAATTGGCTCTGAAGCAGCAAGAACTGCAAATTGACGCGCAGAGAGCGGGAGTAAAAATGGCTGCGGAACGCCGTAGGGACAACGCAAAAGCTGATTTAGATATGCTAAAAGCAATGAAGGATTCCAACAACAATAGAGGCCAATAATGGCTACAACCGTCTTAGACGTGCTAAAGGAACGAATCGAGGCTGACAAAGCCTCTGCACTACAATTTCTAGGTGGTGGGGGAGCTAAAGACTTCTCCATGTACAAAGAAGCCACAGGTTTGATTCGAGGTCTCGAAACCTGCTTGGGATATGTAGAAGACCTCTCGCGAAACTTGGAGTACGACGATGAGTGAAGCTGTTGACACAGTTGAAGCTACGGAAGAATTGGAAGCACAACTACCTACGCCTGTGGGCTATCGGGTATTGATCGCGCTTCCGCAGATCGAAGAAACCTTCGACGGCACTAACCTGCTCAAGACGGACACGATCAAGAATCAGGAACATATCATGTCAATCATTGGCCTTGTGGTAGATATGGGTGAACAAGCCTATAACGACCCTGAGAGGTTCACGACTGGCCCTTGGTGTAAACAAGGTGATTATGTGATGTTTCGTGCCAATTCAGGCACACGATTTAAGGTTAACGGGTTGGAGTATCGTTTGATGAACGACGACTCTATTGAAGCTGTTGTAGCTGACCCCAGTGGCGTATCACGAGCGTAAGGAATAGACATGCCGTTTCAAAAAGTTGAATACAGTTTCCCTGATGAGGAACAAGATACCTCTATAGAAGTGGAGGACTCTGGTGAAGTTGAAATTGATCTCTCTGGCAACAAGACTGCGGACGAGTATGCGGATACTCCGGCGGAACCTGAAGTCGAAGCTAAGTCAGAACCGGATGAGCTGGACATTGAGGTTGTGGATGATACGCCAAAGGCTGATCGTAACCGCAAGCCATCTGAGCCACCGGCTGACGTTACTGATGATGAACTTGAGGGGTACTCCGAGAAAGTCCGAAACCGAATCAAACACTTCAGTAAAGGCTACCACGACGAGCGTCGAGCCAAAGAAGCAGCCCTCAGAGAACGGCAGGAGCTAGAATTTCTAGCGCAGCGCCTAGTCGAAGAGAATAAGACCTTAAAGGGTGATGTAGGC